AAAAGCCAAGCGCAAAAGCAACCGCTTCAGCCAAGCCGTTGAAGCGATAAACGATAGTTCCTTGCGGCTTAACAGTCTCCGGCGCCGCACCTTCGCGCCCATCGACGAAAATCGTGTAATCCAATGGCGCGCGGCGCGCATTCTGCAACCGCGCAACGTCCGCCCGCGCATAACTGGCAAGCGCCGCCGATTGCGCCTGCGGGGTAAGGTGTTGGCTCACAAAAAGCTTGACGGAACGGGAGAAACTCATTGCGAAGCCTTCACCCGGTCCGAATGCGCGGCGAAAAACTCACCATCAATCGCGCGTAAACCATCAAGCAGCAGTTCGCGGTCGGCGCCATAAATGCCGCGATGATCGGCCCATGCCAGCGCGGCGCGAAATGGCGTCTCGCTCGGCATCATTGGCCCCATGCCACCCGCAATCCAGGGGCGCTCACTTGAGAGCCCCTGCCATGCAGCCCAGAGCCACACCAGATCAGGGCCAAGGGCGGGGGGCTTTGCTTCATCATCGCCAAGCGCTTCGATTATTCCTGCGGCGCGGCTCCAGCGGAATTGATGGGCCGCGAATTGCCGGAGTTTCCCAAGGCTTCCTCGCGGTCCGCCGCACGGCGGTCAGTCGCAATCGCCACCGCTTCACGGGCCAAATCCAGCAATGGCCGGAAGCGCTCAGTCAGCGCCATTTCCCGATATTCCTTAATGGAGATCGGGCCATGCTCGCCTTCAAGGTTCCGCACCCCAAGCACTAGGCGCGTAAGGATCAATTCATCCTCGGCAATCTGAACCGTTGACGGCGGCAGATCGGAAATGCCTTGCCGGGATTTCAGGCGGCCATCTTCGCGGGCCTTGCGGACCAATTCACGGTAAGCGACCGAAAGCGCATCAAGGAATGACGCATCGCGGGCCTTCACCAGCAATTCCATGTCAAGGTTTTTGGGGTCGGGATTTACCCAAACGCCATCGGTAAGCGCAACGGTATCGCGCTCGAACATGCTAAGCTTTGTCATTGAAACCTCTGCGGGGTGGCGGGTGGCGGGAAGGTGGGGCTACCGGCGACCCGCCGTGCCGGTAGCCCCTGCTCCGCGCGGGAGCATCGCGGCCAAGAAGCCGCGATCTTGTTAGGCGGCGAACCGATCAATCTGAATGGCGGGCAATGCGAGGTCGTTGCCGCCTTCAATGTCGAAGCGCGCCAGAATGGCTTGGTTCGGACCGCCAACCTGAATGTTCGGGTTCATCAGGTTTGCGCCGGGCAAGGTGAAGATGTAGTTATTGCCCTGCGGGTCACGCTTACGCCACGCCACGCGCGAGCGCGTTTCGTTCTTGAATAGCGCGTATTGCGTGAAGTCCTTAAAATAGAGTTCAATCTGCCCGGCGACTTGCACCTGGCCCCACCGCGCGCCCTGAGCGGCGGCGCTGCCCATGCCGTAATCCATGCCAGCGCCTTCGCGTGATACCGTGAGCGCCACAGAATTGACGGCGGCAGACAGCGCCGTGTCATCAATCTGCACGCCACCGAAGGCCGCGACGCTATCAAAGAAGCCGCCGGTTGGCGCCGCAGTTACAGTGCCGTTGCCAGCGGCGGCAATCGCGCTCACTTCATCGCGCGCCGCGATGTTCAGGCTACCCGTGAAGAATTGGCCCGTGCCGCCAGACAGCGACAGCGAAGACACCATGGCGCCCGCGTAGCGCAGCCAAAGCGCGGCGGCAAAACGGTTTTGCAAGTGAAAGCTTTTCACAAGGTCGCCATTGCGGAGCATCCCGGCATTACGGACAGACGCCGCCGTGCCCGCCGGGGTTTCCGTGCTGGCGATGGTCTTGCCGGCAAGGGTGAGGCTTTGATTGTTCGTCTTGGTGGCGATGCGATAAAAGCCGTTGTTAGCGCCGCTGCCAGCCGTAAAGCCGCGCAATTCAATCCACTGGCCCTCGAGCAAGTTCTGAAACTTGTTCGAGGTGGTGGAGGAAAGCACGTTTGTGCCGGTGGTGACGGTAATGTCTGCCGCGACGCCCGCGATGGTTTGCGCCGCCGACCAATCACCGCCAAGCGCGCCAGCGAAGAAATCGTCGAACGTGCCATAAGACAGGTTGAAATTGATAGTGCCGCTGGCCTGTTCGCTTTGCGTCACAGAAGGCGACACGCGACGGCTGCCCGTGATTTCATTCGGGCGCGTGCGGGCCTTGCTGCCCGCCAAGCTTTCGCTGGTAATGCGGAGCGCGGTGAATGCGCTATTCGGCGCCGTTCCCCATGCCACTTCCGGCACATACGAAAGCGTTGTTTCAGTCGTTTCAATGCCGGCCTGATAGCCGGTGACAGAACCGCTCATGCTCTATTCCTTTTCAGGTTCTGCGGCTGGGCCGCGTTGAAGCCCGCGCTAGGCAGGCCGGTCCGTGTAGGTCCATTCAACCGTGACGGTCAGAACCCACCACTTCCCGTCTTCGCTGGGCACGCCAGCGCCGATGGAGGCGCGGCGATAGACGGTATATCCGACCACGCCGCGATAAATGTTCGCTATGTCTTTCGCCACTTGGCGCGCGGTGGCGCTGCCTGTGCCAAGCGGCACGATGACATGCACCATGAAGGTGCCGCGCTCTTCCCACGCGCCGTTGCCGAGTTCGATTGGCTCCAGCACATCGCCTTCAGCTTCAACCGAAAGCCAAGCCGCCAAGTCAGGCGCGGCGAATGCCTCATTCGGCCATTCGATAGGATAGGGTAGCGCGGCGGCTACAAGGCGCGCTCTGGCGTCGTTCCAAGGTTCCGGGCTCATGTGTCACCCGCCCCGCACATGAAGGGCATAGGCAACCGCCGTAGAGGCAACCATGAGGGGGTTGCAGCCAAGTACGGCCCAATTCTTTCCATCAATTGCCACGAAATCGCCTTTGACGGGCGGTGCAAATCCTGCCGATGCCAAGACCGGCGCGGCGTTGATTGTCATTTCAGCATCGCCATTCATCACGCCGCCCGTGATTTCTTCCGGGCTGAAGCTGCGCAGCCATCCCGTCACGGCGATTTCCGTGAAGGTGGTTGTCATTGCTTGCCGGCGGCGCAGCGTGGCCGGGCGGCCAAAGCGCGCAATCAAACGCGGCACGGCGGAGGTGATGCTCACGCGCCCATCTTTCGCCATGGTGCCAGCAGCGCGGCGGCTTCAATCGGGATGGCTTCAGCCCCGGCGCGCGGGTCGAGGTATGAGACGGACCCGACCCCATCGGCGCTCTCGGAGCGGATGCGCGGATCGCGCCCGCGCGCGGTTTGCAGGCCAGCCAAGGTGGCGAGACATGCGCGCTCAATGTCCTGTGGCAGATCGGTTAGCAGCGCATAGCCCGCCGCGTAGGTGACTTGCACCACCGCCGCGCGCCATTGGATGCGATAATCGCCAGAGAGCCGATAAAGCAGCGAGCCGTCGAGTTCGTAATCTGTCGCGGTAAGCGTGGTGCCGTCCTCGATGACTGAGGTAATAGCCGGGTTCAAATCACGGTCGAGAATGATGCACGGCAGATCGACGCCGCGCTCAGTCTGCCGCACGGTTGCGCGGCCAAAGCCTTCAGGCCGCCCGCAATATCGCGCGCATACGTCCGACGCCTGGCCAATGAGTTCTTGCAGGCCTGCGGTCGCTTCCGGAATGGCCAATTCGCGCGCCGCCGTGGCCAGCACGGTAAGCGCATTGGTCGCGGGTGGCGTGATGACTGTGATCATGACCTTGCCTGGGCAGGGGTGAAGGCGCCGCGTGAGGCGGCAGGATTGGACGCAAGGCGCGCGTTCGCCGGGGTGAATGGCCCGCGCGCGATGGCGGTGCCACCAGACACACGGGCAGAGCCCGCCAGAAAGGCGCTAGCGGCTTGCAGGGTAGCGGATGGGGCAAGAGCCCCGCCAAGCGCAGACCCGGCCAGAAACGCGCCAGAAGCGGCAAGCGATATGCCCGGAACATCGGCGCCGATAACCGCGCCGCCGGTGATGATAGTTGCCGCCGCCTGCCATTGGCGGCTGGGTACAATCGCGCCGCCGGTTGCAGCGCCGGGGATAAATAGGGCAGCCGCCGCAATAGTCGCGCCCGGTGCGGTGACGCCGCTCGTGGCACTTGCCGCGCCTGGGGTGAAACTGGCGTCCGCCTGAAGCGTGGCGCCGGTTGCTGTTGCCGATACAGTCGCCGCGCCCTCGAGGAGGGATGCGCTTGCGGTTAGCGTCGCGCCAGACGCTACAGCTGCGCCGGTAGCCGCGCCGGAAAGGAATGACGCATTGCCGGTAAGTGTGACGCCGGAGACTTCAGCCGCGCCGGTAGCGGCCCCGGCCAAAAGAGAAGCACTGGCGGTAAGCGTTACGCCAGCAGCAACAGAACCAGCGCTATCACCAATAAAGTCATCAGCGAACCAACCCTCCGCAAACGCCTGCGCGTCAAACCACGCAAGCGCCTGTATCTGATGGTCAAAGGTGCCGGTGCGCGCCATTATTCAGGCGGCGGCTCGGGCGGCGGTTCAGGCGGAAGCCATTCCCCGCCAACATATCGCCAGCCGGGATCAACATAGGCCGGGCATTCAATATCGTTAATGTCGGGCGGCAGATCGTTCCAAGGCGTGACGCCATCCCAAACGCAGGTATTCACCACCAGCCCATCCGCATCCCGCACCAATGCAAAACGCTTCTCGCCTGCTTTCACCATGTCGCAATCCATCCGTATCCAGGGCCACCTCGCCCGCCGCGCCCACCAAGGCCAGGGTTCATGCCTACGCCGCCCCCACCCCCGCCACCGCCGCCGCGACCACCATCGCCGCCGTTTGCGCCAGAAGTTGCCGCGGCAACGGTGGAACCGCCCCCGCCGCCGCCCTGCCCGCCATATTCGTCGGTCCCGTCTGCGCCGCCTGTTCCCGCAGTTGGTGTTGCGCCAGACGTTCCAGCAGCGCCGCCACCGCCTGAAGCTGTGGCGCCTACGGTTGGACCCGTTAAGCCGCCCGCAGATGCGTCAACCACCGCAGGCGTGGCGTTATGATGCCCGCCTGATCCACCACCGCCGCCGCCAAAACGCGAAGTGCCGCCAGCAAAAGACAGTGGCGCGGCGCTGCTACCGCCGCCCATGCCGCCGCCTTCCCATGCTGGTCCGTTTGTAGCGCTCCCAGATGGGGAGGTAATTCCAATCATTGAGTATCCTGGACCTTGGATATTTCCAGAGCTTGAAGAATGCGCCGACGCGCCAGCGCCAGCCAAGGTAGAGATGCCGGTGATAGCCCCACCACGACCAGCCACCCCACCACCCGCCGCAAGTATTGGATTAGAATGTGCGGGGATTACGAAAGACGAGTTTCCGTTGTTACCATCATTACCGGCAGCGCCAGCAGCGCCGGGGAGTCCACCAAGACCGCCAGACTGAATTACTACATTAAGGTAATCCGGCACGAAATCCGCTGGGATTATGGCGGTTGCCATTGCACCGCCGCCGCCGCCAGAACCGCCCTTGGCGGCAACAGCGGTCGCAAGCGAAGCCCCAGCGCCACCACCGGCACCACTGCCCCAAACGCGCATTAAAATCCATGACGGTTGAAAAGAAGTCGGCTTGGTCCAGCGACCGCCAGGTGCGGTGAATGTCTGAATATCAGCGGGTGTTTCCGCCCCGATGATTTTCCAGCCGCACGTCTCATCGAACACCACGCCGGATTGCGCGGGAATAGACCCTGCCCATAAATCAACTGCCGTAGTGCCATCGGTATGCGTAATCGTCACGTTTTGCGTGGTGCCGTCATTCCAAACTGACAGCAGCTTGACGTTGCGCGTGACGCTTGATGCCGGAGACGCCACAACATCGGTCGTGGTCGCGCTGGTGATTGAAAAATTGGCGCGGTCAGGCGTAACCGTGGCGCCAGATAAATCAACCCAAGACGCAAAAACCCCAATTGTTCCGGCTGCGCCCGTTGTGACCGTGATTTTATCGGACGTGGATGTAAGCAAAATCACGGCGCGTCACCAGCACATCACAACGCAGTACCCATCGCCGCCAGCACCGCCAGCACCGCCAGTGCCGGGGTTATTACCAGCACCCCCACCACCGCCGCCGCCGCCACCTTGCCCGCCAGCGCCACCAGCAGCGCCAGAAGTGGAAGCCGTCACTGTGGAACCGCCGCCGCCGCCGCCTTGACCGCCGACAACATTGTTGCTTGCAGCGCCTTGGGTTCCAGGGGTGGGAGTGGCGCCAGACGCCCCAGCCGCGCCGCCGTTACCTACGACAGAACTGTTGCTGCCGCCCGCAGTGGCTACGACAACAGCAGGCGTTGCACTACGATGCCCACCAGAACCGCCGCCCCCGCCACCCCAAACCGAACCGCCACCAGCAACGCTAGCAGGGGTGTTTGCTGACCCACCGCCGCCGCCGCCGCCTTCCCAGCCGTAATGTGTTGAGCCGCCAGAGGTGGCGCTGCCGGTAATGCCTTGACCACCAATGCCCGGTCCACCGCCCGTTGGTAGCCCGCCAGTGCCAACCGTAGCACCAGAACCAGAACTGCCCGCAGCATGGCATCCGCCGCCGCCGCCGCTACCCGTAGCCGTTGCCGAAGTTTGCCCGCCCGCACCGCCGCCACCGCCGTAAGCGGTCAGGTAGCTGCCGAAAGTCGTGTTACCGCCTGCGCCGCCATTGCCACCAGCACCGCCAGCCGCACCAGCCGCACCAGCAGAACCGCCAGCGCCAATCGTGACAGACACAGAATTGGTCAGCGCATCAGCGGTGAAGATAAACTCAACGCGGCATCCGCCGCCCCCGCCAGCACCGCCTTTGGTGACAACCGATGTAGAAAGCGAAGCCCCGCCACCGCCTCCGCCGCCTGCGCCCCAGATGCGAACCAGCACTATTTTTGGCGTGAAATTGGTTGGCTTGTTCCAAGTCCCGTTTGCGCTGAAAGTCTGGATATTGGTCGGGCGCGTGTTGCCGTAAAGCGTCCAGCCCTGCCCATCCAGATACACAACGCCAGATTGCGCGGGCAGCGACACTTGATAAAGGTCCACCGCGGTCGTGCCGTCAGTATGCAGCACCGTGATCTTGTTCGCTGCGCTTGCGCTGTCGTTCCAGATACTGAGGAATTTCACGTTCCGCTGCGTGGATGACGCGGGCGATAAAACAACATCCGTCGTGGTATCGGTGGAAATCGCGGTATTCAGCCGCCCCGGCGTGACCGTGGTTCCCGACAAATCCACATAGGACGCCTGGACGCGAATATCCCCCGCCGTATCCGTGACAAGGCGGATTTTATCAGAGGTGGAGGTGAGGAGGATCATGTATTCGCTTCAGTTCTGCAAGCGAACCGTGGAAGCGTTCAGCGTGAACGTGCCGCCGCTTGACACAACGTCCGCGCCAAAATCATTCACCGCAATCAATTCATCAGCGCTCGCCGCGCCACCGCGCGAGACATAATAGACAGCCTTGCGCGCCGTGATGGTGGAGCTAGGCCAGCTTACCTGCCCAAGGGCAATATCCACGCGGTCGTTTGCGGTGTCTTTCGTCACCGTCACCGCAGAAGCAACGCCGCCCGCAGTATAACCAGCGCCAGAGACTTCA